AAAAATATGAACGTGAGAGACAATCCATTTGAAGACACAGCTGATTTTGAGAATGCCGAAACCATCGTGGTTGGGGGTGTTGATGATGAGTGAGAGCAAGACCGTTGAACCCACCGGGGAAACCGTATGGGTCGGCACGGCAAGCTCAAGCGTGAGTTGCTATCATAGCAATAAGGACTGTCAAAAACTCAAACAGTGCTCAAACACAAAAACACTAGATAGAGCGTTTGCCGAGTGGCGCAATCTAAGCCACTGTCGGAGATGCTCCGGTCGGGAACAGGATAATTACATCTATGACGAACAGTGTGAGACAATCCGGACGCAACTCCTTACGATGCAGGACACGCATCTGCTAGCGGATAAACACGGGATTCACCAGCGCGTTTTGTGTGAGCACGCAAGCGGCCGATGCACGTGTGACGCAGATAATGAGCTTGAATACGACCAATCGCTTCGGGAGTGGGTGGAACGATGAGTGATAGACCTAGCAGAGAAGTAAAGTACCATTACATCGGTTCGGATGATTGCAAAAAGGCCGGATGCACCCGCGTTCAAGAGTTTCCGGACGGTTCATCACCATATTGCTTAGTTCACGCTCTTGAGGTGTTTCTGAATGAGTGACCTACCCGAACACGGAGGAAATCAATGATCCACGAACCAGAGGGTGAAGAGGTGTTTATCCCCTGTGGAGGAACCTCAAGCCCACGGGTCTACCATACAACGATGGAGTGTCAAAGTCTTCCTGATAATCCCAAGCCGGTGGCTCTCTCAACAGCCGAATGGAAAGGACTGAAAAAGTGTGCGTGGTGTACGGAAGCCGAACAAAGACACGGAGAAGAATGAAGATAACACGTGTTGAAACCGAGTGCGTCTGCGGGAGAGAGATACAGAGCATGATTCCGTGGAGCAATACGCTTCGAGAGCGTGGCGCGTTTGTGAAGTGCCAAGCGTGCAACCACATCAATCACGGAGAGCCAAAATATGAGTGACGAACCAGAGCATCACGAAATCAACGCCAGTGAGGCCACACAGGACGCAGTTGTCTCACTGCTAGACGTGGTAACGCACGTTGCTGAGGAACTGCCCGAAGACAACCGCTATGATGTGAGCATCCAGATTAAAGAGGCAGACAATGAGTGAAACACAAACCTACCCGTGGGACGACCTAGATGAACAGAAGCCCGTTGACTCCGCAGGGTGCTTGTGGGGAGAGATAGAGCGCCCGGCACGAAGTTACGTTGGACGGAAGGGCTTTGCACTCAAAACGCCGCAGGCTCCCGATGGGTGGATGCGGACAGACGATCCGGTGGACCTAGAACACAACAGGTGATGATTTGCTTCATCTGTAACCAACCCATCGGAACGAACGAAGAACCCGATTGGTGGAGGGGAGAACCAATCCACGACGGGTGCAAGAGCAATCCGAGATATAGGCCGTAACTTTTTCTCTCCGGGGGTTCTCGCCCCGCGTATGTACGAGTATCATGCTGAACTACTCCGCGTTGTAGACGGGGACACCATAGACGTAAATGTAGACCTTGGCTTCAACATTACCAGAGAGATACGCTTGAGGCTTCTAGGCGTTGATACGCACGAAACGTATGGCGTGTCACACGACTCCGAAGAATACCAGCGTGGGATTGAAGAAACCAAGTTTGTAGCTGAATGGCTCCCCGATGAATTTGTTATCCGGACAGAGAAGAAGGGGAAGTATGGGCGATACCTTGCCGAGATAGAACGCCCGGATGGAGAGATACTGAATGATCGACTGCTTGAAGAGTTTGACGTAGAGAATTAGCCTCACTTTTTTGCTCCTATCTCCCCAAGTGGGGGTATGGACCCAACACAGATCGCACTCGGTGCCTTGGCCGTCTACGGGATCGCTCTCCACATGGCCTTAGTGTACCTTATCACGGCGCTTGAATTCAGTAAGAACACGTTGAGCGCAGCAGAGAAGGATATCGCAGAGTAACGCGGAGATACCTTTTAGGGGACCGATAGCCTACCCACAGGCATGACAGACGACATTTGTGGAGCCGAAACGGTAAGTGGGGAGCCATGCCAAAATCCTGCCGAGTCGTGTCCGTGGCACAATGTAGAGGATGCACCGGACACGGGCAGACCGACTAAGCTCTCAAAGCAACGCCAAGAGCAAATCGCAGGCGCGGTTGAAGAGGGGAAAAGTCTGAACAGTGCTGCACGCATGGCTGGTGTAGACCCGTCTACCGTCTACGGCTGGATAGACAGAGGAGAGTCTGAAGTAGAAGCCGGTAACGATAACGAATTCACTGAGTTTTACAAGCGGCTTACGCGGGCGAAGGGCTACGGTGAAGACCATTACTTCAACCTTGCAATGGAGTTAGCCCGAGAGAACGGGGACCACCGCTTTATCGCCTCATTGATGAAGCAACGGTATCCCGACAGTTGGGGCGAAACCGATACGGGCGTTGATGCAGACACGATTGAAGTAAGCTCCGAAGTCGTCCGTGTCAAAGACGTATGAGCGTGAATCTAGACTTTGAGTGGAGTCTTAGTGAGAAGCAAGCCGATATCTTTGAGTTGGGAACGAGATACCGCGTTGGGATGTGTGGCCGACGCTTCGGCAAGAATGAGGTAGCCACTGCATCACTGATTGATTACGCCCTTCGCCCGGATACATACGAGTATGGAGCCGATGAAAACCCCATCTGCTGGTGGGTGGGGCCAACGTATACGCAGACCAAGAAATACGGGTTCCAGAAAACCTTAGAGAAGCTTCCAGAGGCGATTATTGACGGACAACCCAAACGGTCTGCACCCTTTGAGATTCCGCTTTTGAATGGCGCACAGATAGAATTCTACTCGTTTGACCGGCCTTCGAGTCTCCAAGGCGCGGGGGTTGATATGATGATAATTGATGAAGCGGCCTATATGGATGAAACCATTTGGGATAACGACCTTCGGCCGATGCTCCTAGATAATGAGGGTGGGGCACTGCTAATCTCCAAGCCCATCGGGGAGAACTGGTTTTACGACAGATACGAACGCGCGGAGTCCGATACCGAATGGGGAAGAGTCCATGCAACCAGCTATGATAACCCGTGGATTCCCGATGCGGAAATAGAGAAAGCGAAACAGAACACACCAGAGAACGTCTTCAGACAGGAGTATCTAGCCGACCCACAAGCCGGGGGAACGCTCCTAACCTTGGATATGATAGAGACGGCTCCGGCAGGCGTGCTTGATGGGGTGCAATGGAACTGGCATATTTCGGTTGATTTGGGCGTTGAGATGAGTGCGAAGAAAGCCCGTGAGAATAACACCGACTATTGGGCGTTATCTGTCGTGGCAGAACACCCGCGTAAGGATGAAGCCTATGTCTGTGAAGTCAGACGCACACGGGGACAAGCGCCGTCTGCGGCGGCTGGGTGGATATCTCGAACAATTGAGTGGCTTCCAACGCGGAGAGTCAAATACGAAAAGGTACAAGCACAGGCGTGGTTTGAGACGCACCTACAGGACCACAACTTAGACCCGATACCCGTCACCCCAAGCGCAAGCAAAGAGGATCGGATTATCGGGTTGAGTGTTCCCTTCTCAAACGGACAGGTGAAGCTTATCGATTGGAGTGATATAGACGGGAAATCTATGGATTGGAGCGACTTCCGAACCGAATGGGCCGGATTCCCCGGAGATAAAGTGGACCAACTGGATAGTCTTGCCATGGCGTTGGATGATGTGACCTTCGGCATGGGTGGATTCGCAGAGGGAGGCGATTTGTATGAGCGATAAGGGCTTTGACTTACAGAAAGCGTTAGACTCCACGTCCGTTGCAGGCACGCTGAAGAACGTCTTAGGAATCTCTTACGAAGCCAAGGTGTGCGACTGTGGGGGCGAATGCAGAGAAACGACTGTCTTCGATGCTCGAACGGCGGCCTTCCATCAAGGGGAGACGCCGGCGTGGGAATGCAAAGAGTGCGGAAAGACCTACTACCGTGGCTCAAAGCAAGAGAATCATACCTTGGACCTATACGGCAGAGGGGATTAGGCAACATTACTAAGAAAGGAAAATACTATTAGGAAGTGTGCCTAAGTGTGGGTGTGGCATGACTGAATATGGAACCATCAAGATACCCGAAGAGGCGTACAACAAGCACAACGAACACAGAAAGGAGCTACGCATGACGTGGGAGGAATACATCGGAAGTGAAGCACCAGAGCCAAGCGATGCACAGATAGAGATAGACATGGATGAAGTGCTTGGACG